GGGTGCATTGGATTCCGTTGCCGGGGTGTCCATCAGTTGATTTCCTTTGCCGACGCATCACTGCGCTGGGCTGCTCCAACAAAGCCCGTGGGGGCTTAGAGGCTGGGAGCGGTCAGCCTGCTAACTTACTCAGGCTCGCCGGGGTAGCGCGTGCCGTCTTGCAGGACATACCCAATGGGGCCGCGCTCTGTGCGGATGCCGCCAAACTTCGGGCTGTCGATGATTCCTTCTGCGTCTGGGTGAGAGACGCAAGTAATGCGGCGCTCCCATGTGTTCGCCCGCAGGACAAGCTCTACGAGTCGATCCCAAGGAAGGAACGGGCTTGCTCCCTCATCGTCGGGTTGGTGTGCTGCAACTCCAGCAGGGCCAGCTTGCCCGTCTCCATCGTGGTCGTCAGCGACTGCCGGACTTTGGATAGCATCGTCATTGCCAGGAACAGCTTTTCGCGGCCTTCCGCGTCTCTTTGGGGCGAGTTCTTCCATGCTTGCGTCAGTTCCTCTTCGATGGCGTCAAAGGCAGCAGAGAACTCCTCGTTCTCCAGCACTTCCTTGGCGCGGCTGCCTCGGTGAAGGCGTTGTTCGTCAGTCATTCGTGGCGGCGTCCGATGCGCTCTCTTGCTCGGCGCTCAGCGTGGTCTGTGCCGTGATCTGCGCGGCGTCGAGCTTGCTGGCGGCGTTGATGCGGGCAATCTCCACCTGCGTCTGAGACTGCGCCTGAATCTTCAGTTGCTCCAGCTCCATGCTCCGCTCGAACTTGAATTGCTCAAGCTGCATCTCGGCCTGGACCTTCTCCCGCTGCTGCGCGGCTTCCTGCTGCTGGCGGTTCGCGTCCACCTGCGCCTGCATCTGCATCCGCTCGCGCTCAAGCTGGATGTCCGCCTGCTTAGCCTGCATGTCTGCCTGCGTCTTGGCTTGGACCTTCATCTGTTCAATCTGCATCTGACCGGCCATCGGGTCAGGCGGCGTAGCATTCGGGTCAGGCTTGCTGAAGAACTTTTCAGCAGACTTGAAGCCCATCGCCTTCGCCATCTCCAGCGACGACGAATACAGGTTCTCCGGCTTGGCAATACCAATCGCCAGGCCCTGCGCCTGCGCGTTCTGCAACGCCATCAGGTGCTGGATTTGCTGGTCCTTGTTGCCAACCCCAAGGCCGACATTGATCCCCACATCGAACTGGTTGCGCCACTCTCGCGGGTCCATGTCCACCCACTCACCCGAGAGGCGAATGCTGGCCTTCTTGCTCTGATGCTGGCAAACCAGCTTAAGCATCATCTTGAACAGGTCAACAAACCCCTCGGCGAAGTTGCGGGCGATCAGGTCAACCCGCATATCCGCTTTGTTCGTGACGATGTTCGTTTTCGTCGCCGTCTCGGCCTTGTTCAGGCTGCCCGGGTCGTTGCCTTGGCTCAGACGACTCCAGCCGGTGGAATCCTCGTTGTAGCCCTTCATGTACTCCAGCATGGACATCGCCTCGCCCATAGCGCCCTTGCCTTGGTCGAGACGGCCCACCATGCCGGGAGCCTTGGTACGCACAACACCACCCGGACGGCTGCTCAGGAGGTCATCCAGATTCACCTGACCCTCAACGGCGAAGTACCGCCCGTTGACTTCCAGGTAAGCGTTGTCCAGCGCAGCACGCAGGAGCGCGGTTTCCGTCTTCTGGCCTTCCATCGCCAAGTCAGCGACAGACAGGCCAAAGAACTTGTGCGGCTCGGGAATCGGGCAGATGGACACGAACGGGATGGAGTCAACCACCTCGTTGTCCAGGTTCTTCCCGCCTGCGCGGCAAATCTTCCTCAGTTCCGCGATGCCATCACCGTCGAAGTCCACACGCATGTAGCACTCGGACACCCAATACTGACGCTGACTTTCGTCGCCCGTGTCACCCTCTGCGTCGATGTAGTCATCATCAAACGAGTGACGCGCATCACGGATGGCGTTGCGGTCCAGGCCGTCAGAGTCCGACCCTAGCGACTCAATCAAGGCTTTCGGATAGCCCATCGAGAGCAGATCAGACTTCGTGCGGCGGAAGCGATGAACGACAGCAGGCGACTCCTGCATGTTCATCTTCGCCTTGCGCGAGATGCCGAACTCCTCGGGCGGGACGTTTTCAATCGCCAGCTTGCCACCCTTCTTGGTGCGACGGCAGGAAACGTCATACAGCATCGCAGGAGGCATGGACTGGATCTGTGCCATCCGCTGCTGAATCGCCATCACAGCCTGCCCACCGTTCGGGTCGTTGATTGCCTGGTCAAGCTGGGCCTGCAACTGCTCCAGAGCGTCAGCACGGCTCTTGGCGTCTTCCTCGTCGGGGTAGGACTTCTGCTCGATGATCTCGATTTCCGAGTCATCCTCCAGCATGGCGAGGTTCGCCGGGGTCTGCCCCACGTACTCCTCCCGCGTCTGCTCATCCCGCGTGTCCCACCACACCTTGACGATGCCGCGCTTGAACTTCAGCGCATCCTTGAACCAGGAATACGTGACAGCGTGACCGTTGTTCTTCTTGAAAAACAGGTAATTGAGGTAGTCCGTGGCGTTCTTGGCCTTGTCCTCGTCCTCGGACTGCACCGGCTCAAACTCGACAACCGTATCGCCCCCGGTGAACTTCACCATGAGCTGCGGCAGCATGGACTCGATGGTGTTCCGAACGACCGGAACGACGACAGAGGAGCGGCCAATGATGGCGGGCGGAGACAGGTCACCCTCGGGCAGGGCGTAGAAATAGCTCTCCGCCTTCCTGCGCTGCTCTGCGAGCTTTCCATTGCCCAGGCCGATGGCAGAGCGGATCTCCGCGTCTACCAGCGCTCCAAGTTCGTCTTCAGTCATGTTCGGGTCGCTTCGCAGCGATGCCTTTCAAGTTCATGCGGTCATCAGGTACGGGTAATTGAGCGGCTTGGACTCCTGCGGCTCCACATAAGCAACGCACATCAGTCCAAACGCATCGGCGCAGTGGCTCGACCAGTCATGGTCCGGCCCGAGTCCAATGCCCCGCTCTAGATCCCGCTTTTCGTGATACCAACCCAACGCGCTACGTCCGCCCTCGGTCGTCGCCTCGTTGAACCAAATGCGAGGGAACAGCCTGCGAGCCGCTTCAATGCGCCCCTTTGCCGCTCCCTTGCCCTGGTTGGGGATCACCTCCGCCGTGTAGCCAGCCTCGTTGAAGGCTTTGCGAAACGACGAATCGACTATCTTTTCCTGCGTGTCGCCGTCATGCGGCAACCAGATATCAGCCTTGCCAGGTCCCCAGCCTTTCTCACGCAACCAGGTCAAGTGCGCCGACAGCGGCTGTCCTTGGGCCTCGTAGTAGTCAAGGACGCGAATCTCCTTGCCCACGAACTGCGCCACCCACATGGAGAAAGCGTCAGCCTTCGCGCCCGTGCCGCCGAGGTCACAGAAGACGCGAATCGCCATCAGCGGGTCACGCGCCACCCTACCGATGCGCCCCTCTAGCTTGGCGTTCGTCAGATCAGAGGCGAAGTACGCGCCCTCAACCACCGTGACGTAATCGCCCTCCCAAACGTGGTCGTACTGGTCAGGACGCTCAATCTTGTCCCGCTGCCTCTCCCGCTCCAGCTTTGCGGGAAACTTCGGGTTATCCCTCCAGTTCAGTTCGACAATCTTGATGCGCGGGTCTTTACTCTCGCCAAACCGCTTCTCTACCGCCGAGTTCTTCCGCTTGCGGTTCCAAGTCACCCACAGCTCGGCGTTCCAGCCGTCACCTTCCTCCCGCAGCGTCGGTACAACCACCGTCCACGCTTCGTCAGTAACAGGCTCGGCCTCGTCCACCCAAAGGACCAGGATGCGGCCCTTTGACTTGATGCTGGCTACGTTCCTGTCCAGACCAACGAACGTGAACCAGATCCGCCCGTCACGGCTCTTGATGTACTTGTCGCCTATCTCGTAATAGGCCGCTAGCCAGGGCTCATCCTCAATGGCCCGCTTGCACTCCTCTAGGGACGAGTCCTCTAGGGAGTTCATGAACTGCCGCCCACAGACCAACTGGCCGGTGATGCCCTGCTTGCCGTAGATGTAGCCGCGAACGGCAATCATCTTGGCGAAGCTGCGAGTCTTGCCCGACCCTCGCCCGCCCCTAGCGCCCCTTACGTCAGCCTCCCCCTCAAAAACAGGGATCAGCTTGTCGGGGATCTCAATCTGTACGGCTTGCACGCATCGGCACCAGTTCAATCCGGCTGACCGTCTGCACCGGGCCAATACCGTCTTCGCCGGTCACAGGCTGCGCCGCCTTGCCCCACCCACGGTCCAACAGGGAGTTGACCGCAGCGACTCGGGCAGCATCGCTGTTCGATGTCCGCATCACCTTGACCAGCGCATCCAATGCGTCTGCGGTGTACTGCCTCGCCAACTCCCGAACAGTCTTCACATCCTCCGGCAGCTTCGGTCGCCCGCCTGGATTGCCGGTCTGTCCCTTTTGGAACGGTTTGCCGCGTGGTTTTTTAGTGTTCTCAGCCATGATTGCGGGTGCCTCTCAGCGTGTCCGCCGTTAGTGATTACTGACCTTGGATCAATTCCCTAGCCTGTGCGTAGGTCAGGTCAAGTCTGTAAAGGGTTGCCAGTGCGTTGGCGTAGCGGTGAAGTCCGCTCGGGTTGAGTCTTGCCGACTCCCGATAGGCTTCCGCCTCTGCTGCCTGGCGGAACTGCGGATCAAACAGGTAAGCGGCCACCCAGCGCAACCACCCCACCCTGCGCATCTGATGGGCGTGTACCAGTTCATGCGCCATCAACACCGCGTCATCCTTGCGAGCGGGCCGCAGCAGGATCAACCTCGGGTGAAGGCACATGCCATCTACACCCTTGGGCATGAGGTTGGTCAGGATGACGCGAGGCGTTGTCAATGAAGCCTCAGAGGTACTGAACCCGAGTGAGGCCCATCGACGCAGCAACGACGGTCCAGCGGTCGGCACTCACCGTGAATCGGGCATCAGCCTGGAACGCAGTCACGATCTCTTGCGGGATGTACCCGCTGGAGATGAAGTGGGTAGCGGGCGGAGCGCCCTGAGGGTCAGTGGTGAACGCTGCAGAGAAGCCGCAAGTACCCTCCGAAAGGGCAATTGCCGCTTGCTGGTGCTCGGCCGGTGCAACGATGGTGGCGAAAACGTCCATGAGTGTCCCCCTGTTAAATCGTGATGCCCTGCTTCTGCCCGAGGAAGCTGCGGAGAAGCGCAATCTCTGCATCGGAGAGAGAGCGATTGATGACAAACGCCTGGTAGATCGCGCCAGTCAGGACAAGTCCATCCACTCGCCCTCCCAGCCAGAAGACCGGAGTAGCCCCTGTGGTCGGCGTAACCGTTTGCGCGACAACGTTGCCGTTACCGTTGGTGGCGAGCTTGAGACTTCCGCCGCCCCGGCGAACATCAACCACGCCCTTGCCGTTGTTCAGCGCCGTAGTGCCCGCAGCGTTTTGCAAAGCCGAACCATCGGCCATCAGGAACTGCGTGGTTCGCGTCGCGACGTTGGCAAAGCGGAGCTCGTAGGAGTTGTTTGTCCCTGCCGCCGTCTGACAACTGATCAAAACCTCAAAGGTTGATCCTGCCGGGCCTTGCGTGGCAACAGCCACGGTCATGTCACCCGTTATCGCTAGGTCCGAAGATGACGCACTCTTGCCGATCCTGTCGTCTAGGCCGTCGAATTCCCAGTAGTAGAAGCTGCTGCCGTCCTGTCGAAGGATTGGGCGGGCGGAGGATGTCGCCTGGGAAATGTGGTTCGCACGACCTGATTTGTCGTTGATCTTCCCCACCGGAGAACCAACAGCCGCGCCGGTAGTACCGCCGCTGTCTTGGAACTGCTGCGTGAGGTCGCTCGCATCCCAATAGCCGCCTTGCTCTCCGCTGGCAAACAAGGAGGTAGGCGTCCAGCTCTCCTGCCTGCCTCCTGCTCTTAGTCTGCCAATGGTGCGAAGGCGGCTCATTCGGTCCTTGAAATAAGAAAACCGCCCGGGTTAGGGGCGGCTGAAGGTTTGCCAGGACGGCAACTGCGTAGGGGTGGGGCGCTCTTGGTCTAGGGGGTGGCCGTGCTTCGCGAGCGTGGCCCCATATGGGTGACTTGTGAGCTAACCCCGAAACGACGAAGCCCGCACTTGGCGGGCCTCTGAATGGGTGCCGGTTACTCTTCCGGCGACGGCATAAGAACGTCAGATTTAGCTTTGCTCTGCTGGCTTGCCACCAAACGGTAAAAACCGCTCTTGGCAGAGATGACAAGTGAGGAAAGGAGACTCGTGCAGACAGAGCAAAAGACTAAGGACTGCGGGCGGTGATTGCCCCGGAAGCCTGCCAGCCGCCTGACCTTGCCGTTTAACCATCACTGGCAGGCGATGGAGGCTTAGCCAACCCCTAGTCTTTTACTCTCCAGACGCCAATCCCTCCCAGCGGGAAGGACTCAGCTTATGCGTGACCGCGCCTGAAAAGGCCCGCCACCTGTTGGGAGCGAGCCTTGAATGAATTTGCTCTGCGGCGGGTCTGCGAACACCGTCCGAACCCCGCTCCGCAAGAACGCACGCGGATCGCAGTAGCGTGCGGCAATCGGTTAAAGGCGGTCAGAGCAAACAACTAGCGACCTTCGGAAGGTTAACGTCCGCAGCCTGGGCCTATGGCAACCGAGATCGCTAGGTGTTTGCCTCCTTGCTGGCACCTGTGCCCCCGCAAGGAATGGACATGAGTGCGTATGCGCTGGTGTCAGCCTCCATTATCACATCCCCGTCAAGTCGTGTGCAACTCTTTTGTGTGCGATTGTTTCAGACGCGACGGTTTATGAGCATCTGGCGGGCGTCTCTGACCAGCTTGAGCAGTCCGTCCTTGGTGACACCGAGCTTGCGGGCCATGTGCAGCGGCCCTCCTCTGTGGACGTAGTTCCACCGCAGGGCGTCCCGATGCTGCGGCGGGAGCATGGCAACGCCCTTTTCCAGCGCGATCCCGTCCTTTTCGTCCGTGGGTAGCCTCAGCTCCGGTTCGTGCCACTGGCGGCTGTTGCTCAGGGACTTGGCCCACATGGGATGTTGCCGCCCTCCCCGCACCCGCAGGACTTCAACGAAGCGTGACCAGTTCTCCAGGCGGAGGTGCATGGCTACCTGGTGGTCTTCCACGATAAAGAAATCGACCAAATCACGCTTCATGTGTCGCCCTTCCTCTGTTTATTTGTTG